AAAATCATCGAATCATTGAACCAAATTTATTAAAATCATCGAATTCAAGGCAATCATTTTATAATAATCATCGAATTTTATCATAATCCCAGACTTTCGATTAAATATTTAATTTAACATACCTCTAGTAAATTTTACTTTAATTCTAAGTAACTAGAAAGCTTACCCTCTATTATGTTCTAGATTAATAAATAAAAGACATTGTTTTTAGCTTCGATTGTGATTTTAATTTATCCATAGATAACCCTAAAATTTATCCTAAAATCTTGAAGTTGAGAGTTTGATATTTTTTTCTAAAGCCGGCTATTTTTAACTTGTACTCGAAAAAAAGTACAGTTTTGGATATGTTTTGGATATGTTTGTAAAAAATGGGTTAAAAAAGTCAAAAGTGCTAAAAGTGAGCTAAGTTGACAGTTTAGGGTAAAAAAGGCCCTAAATCCTCAAATCCCAGACCTAATTTTTCGAAAAAATGTACACAACACATATGCAAATTTTAGGGCCTTAAAACTTGAAAACTCTATGGTTTAGAGATACGTAAATATAGTTCGTGAGGGTGAGTTACAAAAACCCCCGTGTTATACCCCTGTTATATAGCTTCTATTTGATAGTGTATTTGATATGTATTTCATATTTGATATTATTATTTTCCTTTTAATATGTATTTCATATTTGATATTTTCCTATTTATATAATATAATCCTTTTTATATTATTATATGTTGGTTTTTTTGTATGTAGGTTATATATAGGATTTTCTTTTATCATTGGTTATTTTTATGTTTTTTGTTTGTTGTTTTGGGGATAAGGATAGGGATTATATTATCATTGACATCCCTTTATGTGTTATCTTTAGGATTCTATGTTTATTTTTTTCTTTTTTTGTTTGTTTTGGGTTCTATGATAATATCAGGGATTCTTTTATGGAGATTTCTATGATGATTTTTATTTTGTGATTGCTTATCATTGATTATGTGATAATGGATTTATATATTATCCTTGACTTATGATAATCTTTTTTTCTTTTTTAGGTGTTTGGTTTGGGTTATGGGTATATAATCCTTGTGATATTGTTATTTATATCATAGAACTGGGATTTATTTATTCGATTTCTTTTTTGTTTGTGTTTTTTGGGATCCTAATGTATGTGATTATATTATCCTTATCCTATGATCATTGTTTTGGGATGGGTGTAAGGGATTCTTTTATTATCCTTGAAGTATGATGAGCTCTGATTTAAATTGTGTTTGTTGGTGGGAAATGTAAATCCTTTCATAGTTAAGGATAATGATTATTATTTGATTGTGATGGTGGTTAATTTCTTTGATATTAATATGATTTGTGTTACGAAGGGATTTTCTTGGCCTTCTTTTGGTTGAGCGTTTAGGTGGATATGATATTCCTTGAGTAGTGATGTTGGCTCATGGTCTATACATCCTTCCATCAGATATCGGATAAGAAACATTATTGTGCCTGGCTCAATTTCTTGTTTGGGTTTCCCTATCAATAAGAAGGAAATAATTCCTGGTATGGGCATTACCATATCTATTGTATAGGATTCTAGTAATGCTCTTACTGTTGGATGGAGAATGGTTCTTAGAGCTTCTAAGGTATCCAGTAATTCCTTTCCTTTTAGTTGTTCGATTTCGGGCATTGAACCCTTACTAATAGCTTCCCAGAACTCTTCTTCTTTTGTGAACTGCATTGTTTTGGTATAGAATTGGGATTTGTAATAGCTTGGTTCTGAAGCATCTTTTCCAAGGTCATCTTTTAGGTAAGCTATTGCTTCATCTAATCTAAGTTGTTTCATTAGTTCAACAAATCCCTTACTATCGGTTGCAGTTCCTAAATATTGAGTTAGGAATCCCATATATTGGACCTCTACTGATTTGATCCATTCCCAGTTTTTGATTTCTTTTGTTGTCATAATGATGAATGTTTTTATTGATTTGATAATAAAACTGTTGATTGTTTGGGATAATTTGGTAAAGGATATACGTATACCATTACTTGAGATATACTTGGATGATTTACCATCCAAATGATTGCATCTTTCTGATATTTCTGAAAGCAGAGCTTAAGCTTCTCTATGAACTCTTCTGAAAGGTATTCCTCTATATCAATGTGAGGAGTATATTCCATTGAAATAACATATCCCGGAGTCATAGGAGTTAATCCCTGGATTGTTTTATATGGGTTGCACCAAAGGTTTGTGTCATCAAATGAATTTTTGATAGATGTGATATCCTTGTAAACGTTGTAAATAAGCTCTCTTGGTTCCATGTTATTGCATTTTTTATACGATTAATAATACACAAATATAAATATTATTTTTAATACTGCATACTCTTTTATTAAATTAAAAAGGCAAGCTTGTTAGGCTTGCCCTGTTAAAAAGGATTCGATTGAAGGATATTCTTTCCAATGCTGTGACCAAGTGTTATTTTCATCATAATTATTGAAGTACATTGTGATAAGGACTAAATCATTGCCCTTGTTGCCCTTGTATTCGAAATGTTCTCTGTCTACATTGGGAAGATGTTCAACCTGGAGATCTAAAAGATCATTCTTGTTTTCAACCTTAATAGAAATCTCCATTTTACCTATTAGGTTCTTTGTTGAGTTCTTATAACCCATGATTTTGATGTCTTCTATGATTGGTTTTACCTCTTGGAGGAATTTCACCATTCTATTTCTTTTCGGCATACGTTCGATTGTTTATATTTACCTTGTTCATAATTATATTGGTTTCTCTCTTGAAGTTCTATCTGGATTTCTACCTCTTTTGTATAATCTAATCCAGTAGCCCTCATCTTTTCGATAAGTTTTTTAATTCTAGTGGCATAGATTAGATTATGTTGCAAATATTCTAATCTTCCAGATTTAATATCGCTAGAATTTTCTCCTGAATCCTTAATTATCTGAATCTCATCCTTTAATCTTGTAATGATACTTTCAGTATGTAATTCATATGCTTTTAAAATGCCATCTTGAACTATGAGCCTCTTTTCTTCATCCGTTAGAGTTACTTCTCTTTCTGTTTTTACTTCTCCATTAGGCCAAGTGTAGTGAGCATGATTTGCATTTGGCTTAAACTCTGTTTGATAAAGAGCATAAAGGATACCAGCTCCCATTGGGGAGAGAGCTAGTATCATTAATCCTATGAATTGTTTTACTTTCATCTGAATTCGATTATTGTGTTAACTAATGAAGTAACGAATAGCTTCTTTTGATATTTATCCTTAGAATCTTTTGAAGAAACTATGGTTACTATTTGATTCTCGTAGTATACATAGGCATCCTTGAAATACCATGAGTGTCCGGTACAATCTGTTCTTGATTCATCCGGGAATGCTCTTAATAGGATCTCTTGAGCATTTTTATCCAAAGCTTGTACTGTAACTGAATTAGAATCCCTGTTTGATATAATCCTTAGCATGATTTGTGTAATTTTTATGAGTTAATGTTCCAAATTGTTTAGCTAATACAATTAGCTGTTGAGTAAAAGCCTTCGTTCTAATGTTATTAGATTGAAGCTTGAGCACAAGTTCCTTGCAATTGGTTTCCCATCTCCAATTTGATTCGCTTGTAAGTTTAGGTTCGGAATGATTTTTCCTTGTGTAGTAATAGCGAATTACTGAGATAATGTAAATCCCACTTTCTTTAGGGAAAATGCAGACTTCTTGATTGTTGAATTGATACTCAGATACCATATTTGTAATTGCATTTAAATGATTAATAAATTTTATTTTTATTCGACAATGCAAATATAATACTTATATTTTAAATACAAATATATTTGCATTATTAATTTGGGCTTAAAAAACAGCCCTAATAGCCACTACATCTTCAATGTATATCAAGGAGAAGATTTCTTTTTGAATAGGGCAAAAAGCAAAGATTGTGTTATCTACTTCTGATACCATTGTAGTAGCTAAATAGGTATCTTTTAAGTTCTTTGCATCTAGTAAGATATCTCCGGGCCTTACTTCTCTTTGTTTAATACAAAGCCAGGTTAATCCTTGAAAGTTTAATGTGTTGTTCCCATTAGATGAAAAGAATTTTAAAGGTCTACTTACTCTGTAGATATCAACCATTGATGTAGTTAATTGATATGGATTGCATGAAAAGCTGTAACATTGAAGGATTGCTTGAGATTTCTTTGATCCAATTCTTAGTTGAGTAGCTAATTCTCTTTTTCCATTGAGTTTTACATAGACTCTATAATCTGTAGAATCTATCAGTTGCTTGAGTAATGTAATCTGTGATGGAGTCATCGTTTTTGTTTTTTAATGATTAATATTTTATTTGCAAATATACTTTATTTGTATTTAATACGCAAAATTTAAATAGGATGGTAAGTAGTAGCTGGATATCTACGAAAAAGGGTAGTTTCCCAACTACCCAGTTCCAGTGTCGAATAATAAGATTATTAACGTATAAAACGAGCATCAAGATTTAGGTTAACATTACTGTTCTTGAACGCATAACATAATTACTAAAATGCTAAAACAACGAAATTTGTTTTTGTTAATGATGTATGTAAAACATTTAATTATAGTTGTCCATTTCTGGATCGTCTTCTGAATCTATGTTCATTTCTAATTCTCTTCGGATCTCATGAAAATCCACATCTTCAGGTTCTTCCCTATGTATCTTATAATTATCTGTAATCTGAATAAGTTCTGTCTTTACTGCATCCAGACCTTCTTTAGTTACATCTAATCCTTGTTGAGTCTTAGCAGATACATCTGGCAAAGCATCTAACTCATAATGTTCTTCTAAGAACTTAGCATCCTTTTCATTAAAAGATTCTTTCTGTTTAGTATGTTCTTCTTCTAAGATCTTTAGAGCATCTTCTTTAGTAACAAAGTTGTTTTGTTCCATTACTCCAGCAGAACTTTGATTGTTAATATTGAAGACATTAGTTGTACCACCCATGATATTCTTAATCATTGAAGATAATTGTGCTCCAGCTTTCATCTTCAAATCTAAAGCTTGTCTAAGTTCTGCAGATATGAAAGGTACATAGTGATCTCCCTGAGATCTCTTTAATATTTCTACTTGAGAAGCAGCTTCCATTCGATCTTCCATTGCCATACTGATAGACATACCTGTAATGGCATTTAATATCTCTTCTTGATTTTGTTTATCCCAGATTCGATTATTTAATAACCTTTCTCTTAGAACCATATTGATATCTTCAATATCACATCCCAGATATGAAGCTAATGATGAAGGATTATGGATTACTCCACAAAGTAATCCATTATTAAGTGCCCATTGATTTACTACATGAGTAATGATGTTCTTCTTCTTAACGTCTTTTATTTCTGGACTTACTGTTTGATGATATTCTACCATCATTGCGGTTAGACCTGTTACCCTTGGTATTCTTTTCATTATAAAAACCCTTTCTTATGTCAAATTTATCAAAATGTTGAATAAACTTGATGTCATACATCCAATATACTTTATGATGTTCATTATATATGATAAGTTGATCATTTCCTCTTATGATAAGGTTAATATGTTCATCTTGAGTAGATGATGTGAGTATGGCATCCCTGTTATCCTGGAATAGTGGATAATCTGGGCCCAAAACATGGAAATCCATTATTTCATATTGGTTACCATGAAGGTCTGTAAATATATCATTTATTTGCATAATTTTATGGGATTAATGTTATGAGATACCTATGTTCGTTTCCTATCGAAGTTTCTCTGATTAGAAGGTTTTCATATTCTGATTTGAATCTTTGAAGTTCTTCCTTAAGATTTTCGAAATAATTAGGTTCAATGATTTCTCTGTAGTCCAATATTTTAATTATTAAACTGTTACCAGTGATTTGAATATCTATGTTTACTTCTTTATTTTCACCTATTTTAGTGAGAAGAACTGTCTTGGTAATAATGTATAACCAAGCCTCATTAATGTGTTGCCCTAAAAGTTTCATATCTGTGATATTTAAGGATTAAAAAAGCAGAGCCTTCAAGGTTAGTCTCGAGCTCTGCTGTAATTTTACTTTTTAGGTTTAAATTTCTCCATTTCTGGGAAATATTTATTCCGAATAGGAATTACCTTGATTGCAAAAAAGGCATTCCATAATTCGAAGGTAAAAGCAAACCCTTTTTTCTTATTTGAGATTGCCCGGAATTTATCATTAACCTGTTTAACCAAATTCTGAAAGATTTTGTAGGGCAAATCTCCAGGATAATTTTTCTCCCTCTCTTGAATTCTTTCTAAGAGCTCTTTTTCTAAGTCCTTAAAGAATTCATCCTTTTCTAACTTGGATAAACTTTTGTTGTTTTTATCCAATCCATACTTTTTGATGTAATCATTTGTCTTCATATCCTAACCATTCTTTAGCTTGTTCTACAGTTTTGAATTCTTCGGTATTACAATGCCCAGTTCTGTTATCAAAGGCAATCACTTTATTGGTTTTACCATTAATGTAATACCCATAATAACATTTATATTGGGGCTTATCCCAAAGGAATTCATTATCCAGTAATACCTCTAAGATGATATAGGCATTACTCCCTGTTACGAAAAATGTTTCTGTATTCATTTTCTTTTACGTTTTTTAGTGTTAGTATCTTTGTGATATTTTCGGCATCTCCATAATTCGTTTCGGATTAAAAGCTGAACGAATATATGTATAGGTGTATAGAAATATTCGTGAATGTTTTTCTCTGTAATGTAATGTCCATATACTATGAAGAATTTTTTTCTGGACCTTAATTTGAGAGATCTTGATAAGAGATAATTGAGAATAACTCGTTTGTGTAATTCATAAAGGTCTTTGTTTACCTTTTGAATCTCTTTTTCTGGTAATCCGATTATAAGTGCCATAATATAAACCTTTTAAATTTCGTTGTACATATTAGGAGGATATAGTAAGTATCCTCCTAATTTGGTTTATATTATATGGCAGCACCTTCTTTGACATTGGCAGAATAATATGCCTTGAGTTCTTTGGAAATTTTCAGATATTCCTTAGAGGTTTTATCTTCCATCTTGAAAAGTTGGTTCTCCATTTTATGGATTTTGTTCCTTACCTTTTGACGGAATTGTTTTCTGGCAAGCGTATCAATGCAATCTTCGGGATATATGTATTTGATCTCCCTTTTCGATACCACCTGTTCCATGAGAGCAGTATTGGTAACTGGAGTAACTTCCTTAGCTACCTTGGATTTCTTTTTCTCCAATTTGGTTGAAGGCAATTCAATCTTGGTTGCCTTTACCTTTTTAGAGGTTTTCGCTTTAGCTTCTTCCACCTTAGGATTCAAAGCCTTTGTTTTTTTGGATTCAACCTTTGTTGCTTTTACTTTCTGAGATGTTGATTTCGTTGTCATAGCTGTAAATGTTTTATTAATTAATAATTGATTTTTTATTTATTGCAAATATACATATATTATTTATTCAATCCAAATAATATTCTATTAATTCTTGGATATCTTCTGGGTAGTAATCATGGGTACTTTTCTGGGATTGAATGTAATATTCAAGATCTTTTGCTTGTTCCTTAGTAAAGTTCCCATTCTCATATAATTCGAAACTATGATGAGCTTTTTTGATTACTGTTTTAGTTGGCTGGAATTTGGTTTTTGGTGAAGTATCATATCTGTATCGATGATTTTTATAATCATACCCCAAGCACCATTTCCCAGATTCTGGCTTTTCCCATTTTGGTTGCTCTTTAACCTTTGGGGGAGTAGTTCCCAGGAATAAAATCCCAAGAACTACTGATAACGATATAAAGAATGTTTTCTTACTCATCTTAATCCAGGTACATGAACTTTATAAGTTGATTTCGCAGAAGGAATAATTTCTCGGTTTAAGAATTGCCCTTTAGAGGGAGCTTCTCTGAATTCTTGATAAACCTTTGGATGAATACCCTCATAGATATAAAGAAGGCCAGGATTCTTTTTAAAGTTTACTGCTACATAAGGTATTTCCTTTTGATTTGCTTTATCATGGATATAACCTTTACAGATTTTGTATAGATTAGAAGAATCTACTCCTTCCATGTTATCTGGTTGAAACTGGATTGTCTTTGTTCCTTCTAATTCGATTGTTGTTGATGCTAATGCTTTTCCCATTGTTTTGTTTTTTATTCGATTTGACCATTAATTTGATTTCGGGTGTTCTTTCCCTTTCTATATAGAAGAAGATATCCCATAATTGAATAACTGCTTGTTTATTTGGATATTCTTCTTCTATTCGAAATAGGATATGCCGCATTATAGATAGGAATTGATTTGAAGTGATACCTATTAATAATGGCTCCCTTTTCATATCCTGGAAATGAGAGATTACAACCTTTGCTTCCCTTTGTACAGTTTGAATTGTAGCTTGATATTGCATTAATAATTCTTGATCCTCTTCATCAATTTGGTAAATCCCTTGTTGAATATTTAAGAGAGCCTTAATCTGTACATCTGCAATATGAGAGATTAACTCTGCTACCTCTGTACTAATGTTTAATTTCATCCTACGTAATTTTGTGAAATTGGGTTTACAGATTGATGTACTTTTTCAAAGCCTTCTTTTTTAGAGATTTCCTCTTGAGCTCTTTGGATATCCTTGGATAATTGAGCAATAAAGGAATCATAATGTCCTTTTGGTAATGTCTTTTCTTTGTTCTGTTCCATTTTTATATGTTTAAAATTAATAATAAATTATACCAATGCAAATATATAAAATTTATTCTTATTATAAATACCTTTTTTATACTTTATATGGTACGAAAAAGGGTAGCAGAAGCTACCCCTTGAATGTGATATTGAGATGTTTTAGTTTTTCTTTATGTGATTCTGGTAAAAGAATATCTGGAGCCCATCTGATAAAGAATTTTGAAGGTTTCTTTTCTGGGTCTAGCATTAATTGCCTCATTTCTGTAGACCATTTTAATCTTTCCAGTTCTTCCATATATGGAGGCATCTTCGCCATTTCGAATGAAGCAAAGGTAATCTTAGTTTTATCCGGAATATAAGCCTTCATTCGAGATTTGAAGTCTTTATAGAGATAACCCACAAATCTGGGATTTCTTTCATTGAGATAGAATCCAAAGATAATCTGAGGATCATATTTATCAGATTTAGGATCTTTGGCCATCTTAATCCTTCTTACAAGCCATTGATAGGAATTAATGTATTGGCCATTTCTGTTAGCTTCCCCAATATCCTTGGCTCTGAATTTAAAGTCTGGAAAATAATGTAAAAAATCCTCGGTTAATAGGAATACAAAGCCTAATGAACGAAGGTATTTAATTATCTCATCCTGGCTTTCAGTTTTAGTCATCTCTTCAACCTTGAGATAAATATCCTCTCTCGGAGATTCTAATTCCTTCGAAGAAGTAGAAGAAGGCCTTCCTCGGGTTCCAATAACCTTTATAGGTAGATTACCTACTAGTTGATCTAAATAAGTTTTAAGTGATTCAACATCATTTTTAGAAGTTAATACTACTTCCAGCTTAATTGGATCAGTATGCTTTACTTTAGCTCCTTGCATGAATTCAGTAGCCTGATCTACTAATCTATCCGATATACATCGAAGTTCTGAATCCAATAAGGTAATCCTCATCTTGGGTTTTATGATGATTTTATTTTCTTCCATGATCGTACGTTTTTAAAAATGAAAAAGGGGAAGACCCAAATTGAGATATGGATACTTCCCCTTTTGGGTTTATATAAAAATGGCAACCAACTTAATCGTTAGCTTTTTTCTTTTTATCCTTACCCTTTACCTTTTTATCCTTTTTTTCCTTGGTAACCTTTTTAGATTCTACCTTCTTGGTTTCTTTGATAGTTTCCTTCTTCGGTTTAGAAGCACCTCCCTTAGATTCTTTTCGCATTTTGATGCGATACTTTTTCTTTTCCTCTGAAGTCATTTCTCTACCATCCACTAAAGGATAATCGTATTTAGCTACCTTTCTACCATCCTTAGCAACCTTTACTGCCTTTTCAGCTTTAGGCTTTCTGTTTTTATCCTCGGATTTTTTGTGATGGATTTCTTGAGGAGTGGAATCCTTTACCTTTTTACGATTTACTTCCAAGATCTGAATCCATTTGGAGATAATGTCACCATGTTTTTTATCCTTGGTGTAATCCTTAGTGGGATCCAATTTGTTTTTCTTGTAGTAGGCTTCCATTTCCTTCTTTACTTCCTTTACCTTTGCCAAAGCTTCCTGGTTTTCTGGAACTGGGATCTTTGATTTCTTTGTTTTGCTTGCTTTTTCCTTCATGTTCTTATGAATTTAATGTGTTAATGATATGTTTTTAATTAGTAGATATTTCCCTGATCTGGGTATGATATTTTTCGATTCTTAGGATTTCATAGTTTGATGAAGTAGTAAAGAATTTTCTGACTTCGAAAAGTTTCTTAATCTCATCTTCATCTAATCCTATGAATTCTTCTTCGAAAGTTTTAATTCCTTCAGAATTTTTGATAACATAGGTAACTTTCGAAATGTTTCCTTTCCCAACATTTGAAATATCTTGTACCATATCTCGGATTCTTCGGAGAAGGATATTAATCTCTTTTTGAATAAGGGCCTTCCCTTTTGGGGAAGCTTTGTAATATTCTTCTCTTCTGAGTCTTACTAATTCGATGTTATCGATGATCCTTTGTAGTTTAGTTACCATATTTTTTTTATTATTTTTTCTTTATGCAAATATAAATATTATTTTTCATACTGCAATATAATTCCTTATCTTTAAAAGGTGGGTCTGGGTATTGGATGTGATGAAGGCTCTTTGGGCATAAACCTATCTAAAAGGCTCATACTTTCTTCTATGATAGATTTATAAATCTCTTTTTCTATTTCATCTTCATATTCATGGTTTTCTAGTTTACTTTGATAAATCAATATTTGATTGCTTAGTGCCATGAATATGATTGATTTTTCTTTATCTTCCATGATAAGATGTTTATACGAAAAAAGGGAACCCAGTTAAGGATCCCCTTTTCCCAAAAATTCGAATATAGGTTATTTTTACTTAATCGTTTTTCTTAGATTTCTTTGCCTTGGGAGCTTCTTCAGCTTCATCTTTCTCAGTATCAGTATCTTCTTCTTTTTCCTTCTTGGATTTTACTCCAGTGATGATACCATGTCCTTTCTTTGCCTTGATGGTAATATCTCCCGGAACCCAAGTTGAAGCAGTAGAGATAACGTTACCATCTTTACCCTTTACGATTGTGGTAGTAAGAACTCCGAGGTGTTTACGAGCAGCAACCACTGGATAACCCCAAGTTTCTACTGTGCCGTTCTCTGTTTCGATTACATCGATCTGTTTACTGTTGCATCTTTGACCAGCAGGACGATTTTTGATAGCTTCCAAACGAGCTTTTTTCTTTGCTGCCTTTTCTTCTGCAGACATAGCCTTCTTAGTTTCTTTAGCTTTTGCCATGATAATTTAAATTTTGATTGTTAATGATATGTGTTAATTTAAATGTGTTCGTTTTTTACAAGGTCTGGGATTACTTTTTGTTAGACGAGATAATTAGAGATGATGAATAATATGTTCATTTTTTATCCCAGACCTTGTTTTATCCTATAGTTGGGTTATTTCTTTCCCTTTTTACCTTTTGCCTTAGTTTCTTTCTTGGCTTTCGGTAAAGTGATACCTAATTCCTTGGCGATTGCCTTGCGGAACTTTTCGATGTCTTCTTCTTCGTAATCGTCCGGGTCTACATCCAGGGAGTGATCATCGCAAACATCTTCCAGTTCTTCGAAGTCCATACCAGCTAATTCTTCGGGAGAAGGAGCAGCGGCTTCTTCATCCTCTTCTTCATCTTCTTCTTCATCTTCATCATCATCTTCTTCTTCATCTTCTTCTTCATCCTCTTCATCATCTTCTTCTTCATCTTCTTCTTCATCATCATCTTCATCATCATCTTCTTCTTCTTCGGCAGGAGAAACTGCAGCTACCAGTTTCTCAAGCTCATCTGAAGTCAATTTAAATCGGATTTCGGAGGTGCCATCTGAATAGGTTACCAATACCAATGTTTTGCTGATTGCTACTTCGTTAACTACTTCTACTTTAGCTTCTTTTTTTCTAGCCATGATTGTAATGTTTTAAATTGTTGATAAATGATAGTTATTTGTTCTCAAGTTGTTTCATTAAATAATATGGAAGTTTCTTTTTCTTAGCTTCCCTGTATAATCTTTGATTTAAGGGAGTGAAAGTTGAAACATAAGATTTTAGTTCCTCAAGAGAATTGAAGGTTTTTTCTTCTCTCTCATCTTCTAAAATCTTTTCATTATCCCAATTGTAGCGATAGGTTACTTCGTCTACCTTGATAGCATTTTGAGTTATTTTGTTTTTTTGTAATGTTATTTTTGTTTCCATATCTTTTTATTTTTATTTTGACAATGCAAATATATATACATTAAATTTATTATGCAATATCCCAATCAATTTTTAATTGGTTCGATTGTTTCGATGAGAGATTGGGAAAATGTTCCATTTCAGGGTAGATAACTCTGGTATACCCGGATAATCCGATTTTAATAAAGTTATCCCAGAGATGAGGAAGTTCCCTCTTCCCGTTTGTCATCCTATAGTTACTCCCCATTTCGAAAGGATGGATGTAAAATTTACCCTTAACTGGGAAAGCAGTCATCACATAGCTCCTTTTAGGTTTTACATGAAATTTATCGAGTAAAACAAATCCTCTGAATAGAAGTTCTTTATGAGCCCTGTCTTCAGATAAATGTTTTCTTTCGATATCTTGAGTGGTTAACCATTCATTGTATTTATCATAGATCAATGAAACGATGTTTATTGCAAATGGTACACTCTCGGTTTGATATTCAGTTTTTAATCGATGTAAAACTTTCAAAGCAAGATTCAATTGATCCGGCAATAAATTATATTCCTTGAATTGCCTTTGTTGCTTATCCGTTAATCGATTCCACCTTAAATATGAAGCATCATGATACTTCAATAATCCTTCGAAAAATAAAGGATCTTTGAATGATGATATTTTAGGATTACTTCTCATAATGTTTGCATGTAATATGTTTTTAAGAATTGATTAATCATAGAACGTTTTCCAATCTTTAGAGTTTTATCCATGAGTCTTCTAAAGACTTTTCTCTTTCTCTTGTTATAATTCCATTCTAAAGGGATATAATACCTTCTAATCTGATGGTGTTTTCCTTCTATCATTACCGAATTTTTTCCAAATTTCCAGCCTCTACTAAGGATCATCCTTCCAGTGGCAATTTTGAGATATTTATGCCAATCTTTTCCAAATTGTCCCTTTAAAGTAAGCTTTGCTTGGTAACGAGTATAGAATTTAACTGGTACTACGTTTACTCTTAAATCTTCTGTAAAATAATAAGGATAGAACTTATTTGCATAAATCCTATCCTCATTTACTTTAAATGGCTTTGGCTTTTTTCTTTCTTTTTCCATTTCGTTTCTTTTTATTAAGTGACTCTCTGTAAGCTTCTGTTCTTTCATTAGCTTGCTTCCTTAATAATGCCCTTTCCTTCTTTCTTTCTCGAGCCCTTAATCTGGAAGCTTTAATCTGTTCTGGAGTCTTTTCCTTTTTTACTCTGGGCTTTCTTTCTTCTTTGGGTTTAGCTATATGTTTGATACCTAAAGCCTGTCGATACCAAATAATGATAGATTTTTCAGAAGCTTCTGGGAATTTCTTTAATACTCTTCGTTTGATTCTATCCAATGAATACCCTTTCTTTGCAAGTTCAAAAGTATAGGATTTTTTTGTTCCCTTGAGAAGATTATTAGAATCCCTTTCTCTTGGAGGTTTCTTTTCTTTTACCTTTTTCTCTTTAGCGGGTTTTTCCTTAGATCCTTCTCTCATTTCATCAGATACATATGATAATCTGAGAGAGGGTTTTACTAAGTAATCAGCACCTCTTTCTTTTAAGATTCCTTCTAACCAGAGATCAAATTGTAATACCAAATCTGGATTAGGTTTTTGAGCCCTTTCAGAATCGATGAATGATGCCAGAGAATAGAAATCTGAAGAAACCACCTCTGGGAATGGCATCCCTCTTTCGATTGCCATTTTTTTAATGTCTCGGTATTTTAATTCTGAATGCCAATACCGAGCTGGCTTTTGTTGTTTTTTATCTGTTGCCATATTTTTATTGAATTTTAATTTATGATGCAAATATACATATATTATATATTATATGCAATAATCCCTCTTTAAAATATTATACAAAATTAGGAAATGTACTGGTGAGTCAATTGGTTTAGAGGTATCCAATTCAGGATAGGATTCCATTACTTCTTTGAACTTTTCGAAGTTTATGTTTTTTCGATGTTCTTTTGAGATATAAGGTAATATTTGAGGTTCAAAGAATTCTCCCTTTTCTAAGGCTTTGTTAAATTGCTTTATGTACCTCTTTTCGAAACCTTTATTATACCAAGCAAATAATCCCATCGAATAATAAGAAGTTCTCTTTACTCTGATGTTAAACCATTTACAGATATATGGATGATATACTCTATCGGCTAACCAAATGAATGGAATGTACCAAAGTTTATGCCAGAATATTTTAACTTGAGCTCCACCAAGTTTATTGTATACTGCTCTGAACCCATAAGAGAAATACCAATTATTAGCTCCCCTTTTTACCTTGATGTTGGGTTTGAAATGTTTCATCCTGTTATAAATCCTATCCCAGGGTTTAACCCTCTTTTCATTCATTGAAGGTAAAAATGTATAATAATGTAAGATTTCAGAGAGGTAGGGATTATATACCTTATGCTTGTTTACAATGATATAATCTAAGATTGATTTTAATCTGTTCTGTAAACCAAAATCGGTAAAGAACATAGGCAACATTAAGTTCCATACCTGATCTTGAGAAACAAAAGGTGAATAACAAGGATCTTCTGAAGATGTTAGTTTCAATGAATTATAAGCCATCGAATCGATATACTCAAGATTAAATTTTTCGGCCATTAATGGATTAATATCATCCCTCACAAAAAAGCCATCATAGGTTTTGTTAGTAATAAAGGAACCCTTGAAATAATTCTTGGCAGCATATACTAACCTTGTAAAGGCAGTAACATACATTGTACCTTTTCTATTAAGGAGGTGTTCTAATGTCAGGAGCTCAGCAAAATTAATTGTACCATCCTCAATTTCACCTAAACCGTTTACTAAGTCTACTCTGGATAAAGGAATGTAAGTTCCCGGTTTTGTAGCATCTCCCATCCATACAAAGTATTTGTAATACAAATCTCTGTAATCTTTGTACTTTTCTTCTAATGTTTTCATATGTAAAATGAGTTTTCGTTAGCTCTTTGTAATCCTTTACGTTTTTTCTTTTCTCTCTTTTCGAAATTCAGTAACTTCTGTTTATCATTATTCTGATAAGCATAATCTAATTTCTCAGCATAAAAATCTAGATTGTTTACACTGTTGTAGTTTACTGCTTTTTCGATTGTTTGACGATAATTTGGCCAGAACGCTTGACCTTTCTTTGCAGTCTTATTCCCATATTGGAATTCTACTACCAAGTAGCCATATACATCAGCCATGTCCTTATCATCAAATACATAGATATAAAGTTTAGATAACTTCTCTAAAGTACTGTCTCGTTTTTTTACAGGTACTATCTGATACCCATCATCGAACCTATCATAATCGAATACAACAAAGTAATAACATTGTTTCTTCCTTGAATACCAATATTGATCTATGAGATTTTGAACTTGCTCAGAATCCAAGCTACAGATGTATTTGATATAAAAGATATCTCTTCGATTATTCCTTCTTTTATATGCAGATGGCTGTTGAATTTTCCTTGGAAGGATTCTCCAATTATTCCATCTATCGAATTCCATGATAAGTTTATATGTATCGATATCCCATGGATCGGTAGACTCTTTTAATAGAGCCATCTGTTTTATTAGGAATTGAGTTTTAATTGGAGCCACATACATTGCAGCATCACCAAAAGGGTCAGAAGCTTGTTTTCTTGTAACTCTTCGTTCTATACAAGCTTCTATATAATCTACAAATCTTTGATCAACACAACGAACAGGCTTAAAGATGTTATCATGAAGTTCGAAAAAATCATGAAACAATCTGAAAAGCCTTTCTGATCTTTCTTTTAATTCCAAATACTTGTAATGTACGATTCCCATTATCTCTCCAACTTCCCAGGAGGATTTACCATAGGAAATTGAAAGAGATAAGGATTGTTGTTCTTCTTTAGTAAGACAATTCCATGCTTTGTTATCTACTAATCCATCCATAATGAGTCCTCTTCTTGTGTTGTAGTTAATTTATAAGAATTGCTAATATTATCCTCGGCATGATCATAAGCTAATTTATCTGGATCATAATCCAAGTATGTACTGTAAAGAACATTCTCAAAAGGTAACCATATTTCGATTTCACCTCCATTTGGGAATAATTTTACCTTTACATTTTGTGTGTTAAGGTTTATCTCTAATACTGTTGCTTGAACACCATCAAAAGGATACCCTCTTAATACGATATAACTTCCCACTGTTAATTGGGCAATATCATATTTAGAATAAACCTTGTTTTCTTTGGAGAGTCTTTTTAATCTTCTGATTTCTTTTCTGGATACCGTTGCTACAATAGAGAAGTCATCCCAATCTTCGGCATTTTGAATCCTGGCCTTTATTTTCCTTTGGTGCATTGTCTCTGGAGACTTTACCCAAGAATGGATTCCCGGGATCGCCTTTTTTAATCGATGTAGGAATACCCTTGAGAATGCTTTTTCTTTTCTCATTCTGATAAAGCCATAAGAGAATAGCATGGGTACATCCTCATAGATATCTTTTCCTTTACTTCGTTTTTTTAATATTGAAAGTGTTGGAATGTATACTTTGATATCATCATATTTTGCTTTTTTAAGCTCAGCTTCGATTGAACCATAAAGTTTATTATCTATATGGCATATACACCATACATATTCTCTTTTTTTCATAATTTCCTTACTGCTTTATAGAATTCATTATAGGGAATCGCCGTTAAGTCGTTTGAATTGAACACCAGTAGATTCCCTAATGAACAGCTCAAAGCAATCATGTCTAAGCTTTTCTTGGATAAATCTACGATTAGCTTTCCCACTTTTACATCACATACTAAAAAATAGGTTTGCTTTGCCATCCCATTCTCTCTCATAAATAATAATGGGATTTTATTACATCGGTTAGCATCATATGAGGCTTGTTCCCAAAACCTAAGTACATCGGATTTTGTACCTTTTAGAATATCATTGAATGTTATACCCTTATAGGATTTACATTCAACACTGAAAGGGAATTTGTGGCTATGTTTTGGATCAGTACAGGTTAAATCTCCAAAAGATTCGATAGATTTAGCCCAACCTCCTGACATGGGAGTTCGAGAAAATTTATAGCCAGTCCATCTTTCCCATACCTTAGCAAGTTCCCTTTCAGCTTTGGATCCTTTATTTTTACTGTTCACTGACATTTGGTATTGAATTTTAAGTATTATGGGATTATAGTGGTAATACCATTGTCTTTTTTTACCTTAATCGTATTAGAACCTGAGATTGAAAAATTCTCTTGGTGAGTGATTATATAAATGCTTTTCCCATTACCTATATATTTCACTAAGTCCATTACGATTTCGATATTTGCCTTATCTAAGTTTTCGAAAAGTTCATCCAAGAAAAGTAAATTTATTCCCAATGATACGCTTGTGATAGAGTGTAATGCAAATGCCATAGCCACATTTACCAATTGTTGTTCACCTCCGGATAATTCTTCGTATTGAAGCAATTGGCCATCTTTATCGATTAAGGTTACAAAATCCCTTTTTGATGATTCTGTGTTTACTGTGAACTTTATATTAAATCCGATTATACTACTGTAATCATCCAAACAATCGTTCAAGGATTTTAATGAAGCATCGAAAATAAAAGTTTTCATCCCAGAATTACTTAATGGGTCATTGATTACCCAATTTAGGTTTTCTAATGCCTTTTTCTGAGTTTCACAATTTTTACAATGTTTTTCTAACTTAGCTTTTAATTCCTTTCTCTGTTTTCGATACTGAGGTGAGATTATGTTTATTCTCTCTAATCTTAAGTTTCCCTTTTCTTTTATCAGGTTAGTAATTTCACCCTTTAAAGTAGTAATATCATCTTTAATATCTTCTTGTTCTCTACAAAAAGATTCTACATCGTAGATTTTTGACTGGGTCTTAAATTTTTTATCCTTAATCTCTTCCGATGATTTGAAATGTGAGGATAAGGTTTTAAGGTCATTATATGCAACCTTGTATTTCCCTTTCTGTAATAAATCCATAATGGATTCAATAAATTCCAGGACCCCTTTTTTACTTGTGATTTTGGTTAGTTGTTGATTGGTATTAAGTTCTTCTTTTTTAAGTTTGGTTAACTCTCTCTTAAGATGCTCCAAATTTTTTAAGCTCTTAGTTAGCAGGTTTTCATCGAACTTTTTCTCCAATCTAACAAGTTTCTCATGTCTCAATGTAATTTTATTTTCGATCCGATTAACCTGTTCTCTGAAGATCTTTTTATAATTCCTTTCACTATCTCGGAATTTTTCATAACTTTTTCTTGCATCTTCATATCTTTCAGTTATGGATTTAACTCGATAGTATGCTTCATCATATTTCTGTTGTGTTTCTTTTTTCATTACCATAGCAATGTTCTTTGCTACAGTAATATAACCTATTTCGAAAGCTTCTTCGAACAAAGCCTTTTTATCAGGACCCGATGATTCAGCTATACGCTGGAGTCTTTGACCAAATGTAATTGTGTTTTTGAAAAGCCTAAAGCTACTACCCAAATCTTTTTCGATAAGTTCTTGAATCTTTGGTTTGGATTTTTCTTTTACTTGGGCTCCATCGATTAGATAGAGTAATCTGTTTCCTCCTTTAGCCTCTTCTACTTTATCTTTATATTCTTGACATCGTATTATTTGATGTATTGAGCCATCTTTCTCAAAAAAGATTTTTACCATTGTACCCTTATAATCATTGGGTCTCCAGGATTCTAAGGTATTTACATCTTTTATGTTTTTTAATGTTTTACCATATAAACACCAACTGATAGCATTCAGAAAAGAGCTCTTCCCACTACCATTATTTCCTTTAACCAGATGGATTCCTTCTGTACCCAATGTTATACTAAGATCCTGAATAGAACAGAATCCTTTTATCTCCATGTTCATGAATTTAATCATACTTCTTCCTCCTCTGCCTTTTTAAGTATTTCAATAAGAAGTCTCTTCTTTTCAGGATCTTTGATACCTTGTATTTGAAGATATCGTCTACCTGCTTTAACTTTCGAATAGTTTTTCTGTATAACCTTGCTTTCTGAGCTGAACTCATCATTAGAGGCCTTAGGTTTGAGAACTCTATAATAATTTCCGTCCTCTTTAATTTCCTCCACACTGCCCACTGTCTTAAACTTAGGCAATCCTTTAATATGAACAAACTCAATGGACATATCAGAATATATCTTAAGATAACCCATTTTGTTTCCTTCATCTGTGAACCTTTGTTGTAAAGGTGCTCCAACCATGTATACATGTTTATCTAATTTCTGAAATTTATGTATGTGTCCACATAATACCAAATCGAACTTTCTGAGTAATGTTCTATCGAAGTTTTCTACAGAACCCACTTCTCTACCATCTGTATCCCTGGCTCCAGCATAATCAGTATGTAGTAATAGGATATTCTTTTTACCCTTAATTACTTTTGTTTCTTTTAATGCTTGCTTTAAACCAACATTATGATCCAGATATGGTATGCCATGCAATGCAAATGTTGGCCACTGGATAGTTTTCCAATCCATACAATGAAACCAATGATACTGAAGATCAAGAGCTGTTAAGAAAGAATATGACCTTTGATCATATGTGTTCAAATTTGGTATTTCATGATTACCAGAGATCCCAAATACTTGAAGCTTTGGCTCATTGGAATATTTATCGAAATGCTTAGACATCTTAATATATAACTCCATATTGATTGTTTCTGGAGTATGTACCAAATCCCCACAAAAGAAAACTGGGATCTTTTGTTTTATTGCTTCTCTGAAAATTTTGTCTAAAATCAAAAAATGGGAATCTGTTCGACTCCCATTTTGATTGAACTTTGTCCAATTATTTAGATGAATATCCGAGAAAGCTAATGCTATAACTTCCTTTTTCATTTTAAAAACTTTCTGATTGCTTTCATTCGTTTACTGTGATCCATCTCATTTAATTCTAAGAATTTAATCTCATCGATCGGGTCATACCCAGCTGCTACTTCCCAGTCAGTATCATGTACAAATAAAGTACCAACCCTGTTTTTACTGAATATGTTTCTGATAAGCTGGCCAAAAGATTGATCTACCCCAATAACATTGAATACCAAAGTTTGACAAGCACTTACCATGTATTGAAAGTATTTATTAGTAATGCGTTTGCCATCGTTTTCTATCTCCCATCTTTCAAATTGATCCCTTTTGTAAGGAATGAAAATAATATGGGTTATCTCTTTTTCCTTTAACATAAGATCATAATTGATAGCATTTATCTTTTCGATAAAATCATGTGTTTCACAGGTTGGGAGTCCCATGGAATTCTCTTGAATTTCGTAACCCGCAGTATCATACAGACTACGATCTGTAACAAAGCTACCTTCTAATTCCATATACTGATGATACCTTAGGTTTAGGATTTGGAAATTCCTTTTGTGTTTTTCATTGGTATCATACTTGGTATTTAAATCATAATGATTTTTTGGGAGATTGGGCATTAAATCATATAAACTCCCAGAAACATATTTAATTCCAAACTCCTCTGAAATAGCTCTGGCTACAGTACTCTTCCCAATACCCGCCGGCCCACAGATTACTATCCTTCTATTCTTCATATTTGTAAGTTTTTAATTGTTTGAATGGTTTCATAAATTCTGATGACATGAAAGATTTGAGTTGATATTTCTCAAATATCTCATTTAAGGTAATCCTATCCATTGCATGTTTTTTATCATGATATGGGATTACTTCTGGATTAACCTTTGTTAGATAATAGAACAGGTCTATCAACAGTTGGTTTCGTTTGAATATTGGTTCTAATTCTGATTTAGGGAATTTCTTATCTCCATGATCAGATTTTAAGAACTCTCTTATACTTCCATATTCTTCTAAGAATTTTAAAGCAGTTTTAGGACCTACCCCTTTTATTCCTGAAATGTTATCAGATGTGTCTCCACATAGGATTTTCATATCTACTGCTTGTTCTGGTGTATACCCATATACATCTTTACAATTTTTAGGTGTTACTAGCATATCTTTAGAAGGATTTATCAATTTGATATTTGGAAATGCTAGAAGTTGAACAAAATCTTCATCTGATGATAATAAGTATACTTGAGATAAGCAATTCTTTTGATAAAGCAATGCAAGATAATCATCACTTTCCATTTCATTGATCCTTTTGTTATCCCATACATAAACAATTCCTAAGTTCCTTAAGATACGTTTAATAATGGGAAACTGTACCTTGAAAATCTGATCCCAATCTTCTGAAATCCTTTTTCTATGAGCTTTATACTCTGGGTACATATCAGTCCTTAGTTTAGACCTATGACAGTCGAAACATACTACTACTGAAGTGATTTTAAACCTTACAATGTTTGAGTATAGGATTTTAAAGAACCCATATACTGCACTTGTTGGAATCTTACCATTTGAGAACCCTTTATTCTTGAATTTGAAATGAGCTCTCATCAAGCAGTTGTTTCCATCGACTAATAATATCCTTTCTTCTTTCATTGTAATTCTTGATATAAAAATATAACTCTGGGATTATTTAATGAGCCTGCAGATACTACCTGAAAGCAAGGTACCATCATCCCTTTTGGGACAATGGCTACCACTACTTTAATCTTCGAATTCTTCTTCCTCTTCATCTTCTGAATCATCGGATTGAGATTCATAATCCAAATTTCCATCTACTGGGAAGAGATTTATACCTTTGGATTTCAAATCATCCAAATGTTTTTGAGTGGTTGTGATAGTGTTTATCCCACAAGCTTTAATAAATCTCTTTCTTAACTTTTCATCCTCTTCAATTACTAACTGTAATTTTTCATCTCCTCTAGCAATGGTTTTCCCTTTATACTTATAAATTCCTCCCGAAGTTTTTTCCAAGACTTCCTCTTCAACTAATATGTCCCCCAATCCAAAATACCTATCGAATCCAACATCATGATATTTGGGATTATAATACATGGGTGCTTTGGATATGGTAGCCCTTGAGGGAGCAATTTTATTTTTCTCCATACGAATAGAAGTATACCTACCAACTTTTACTTCCTTACCTTTGTGTTTTTCAGTAATTGTCTTACTTCCATAGAATCCACTTCTGATTGAAGCATAAAATTTCATTGCTTGGCCACCTGGAGTAGTATCTGGATTCTGAAACATACCCGCTTTTAGGTTCTTTCTTAATTGATTTATACATATCATTGTTACTCCCAATTTCGATAGAAGCTCTGATCGGATTCTAAACATTTTATAGATGGCTTTAGCTCTATTTCCCATATCCGCTTTAGAATCCATCATCTGGGAGTTGATGTTTTCTGATGTGTCTAATGAAGCTAGTGAATCTATGATTACCAAAATAGGTTCATTATGAGTCAGTATTGATCTCCAATACAAAGAATACTGAGCAATCCAGTCCGAGATTACTTCTACAGAAGTTTCCCTTAAGATTAAAACCCTATCTAAATCCAATCCATTTTGTTCTGCCCATTTATTTGTAAAAGCCTGTTCTGCATCGGCTAATAAAACTACCCCACCCAATTGTTGAGTACAATATGCAAAGTCATAAGCAGCTAAACTTTTGCCGCTACTCTCTTCCCCAAATATCTCCATTAGCCTACCAAATGTAATACCTCCCCCCAATTGATAATTATATGCAAGGAATCTGGTAGGAATTTTAGGGAAATTGGAATCATCTCTTTCTGAAGCAACAAATGATGTAGGGAATGATTTGTTTAATTCTTTTAATGTTGGTATCTTTATACCTATCTTTTTCTTTGCCATAGTGTATGATGATTTGTTTTAGATTAAAAAAGGGAGCAACCCAATTGAAGGCATACTCCCTTTTAACTTTATTACGAGTGATATGGATTTTTTAAATATCAGAGCCTTTAGCTTTTTTCTTTTTCTTCTTATCCTTGTCCTTTAAGGATTTCTTTTTCTTTTTTGGAGTATCATCTTCATCATCATCGTCATCAACCCCACCACAAAGAAATTCGTTTAATTTATCCTCTAGTTCATCATAAGGAAGGATATGTTTTCTTACCATTTCCTCAAGATTAACTGGCTTAGCATATTTCTTATCCAGAGGTTTTTTCTGACATGGTGAAATGGTATAAGTGGTATCCATTTGACCTTTACCAGAACGGGTTAATTTCAAATCGTATCCATTTTTGATGGAAGTCATATCTCCCCATTCATCCTCATCCAAGTAGAGATCAATGATATCCTGGTAAGCTTGTTTGGGGATTAACATTGGTTTATCAATGTTCTGTTCATCGACTTCTTTTCCCTTTTCATCTTTATATGCAACTACTGCGATTACATATTTTCTTTTTGGAACCAGTTTCTTTGCAAGAAGTTTATCATCTTCATCCTTACTTTCCTTTAGTTCCAGATATTTCTCCATGAATGGGCAATCTTCGTTGAAGGTAGCTGGAGAGATTACTCCACCTAATTTTGGACCCAGATAGAACTGAATAATTTCGATAGCTAATTCGCAATCTTCTCCTGGATCCTTGATCCTGAAGCGAATGGTTCCTTCTTTAGGATAAATCATTCCACCACCAGATCCTTTCCTCTCCAGCTCTTTTTTTCTAGCCAAAAGTTTTTCCCTCATGGAAAGACCTTTCTTTTCTGTTTTTACTTTCTTCATGATATATCAAAATATTAATGATTGTTTTGTTCTATATAGATAACCTCTTCAATTGAGAGTACCACAAATTTAACAGATTCTAAAGAATATCCATTATCGAAAGAAATATCCTTTCCAGCGTAATTCCCATAAGTAACGATTTGACCAATTTCTAAATGTTTATTGATCTTTCTGTCCTGCTCCATTAATCCCATTTTTACGATTACCCCTTTTCTGGGATAATCCTCGGGTTTACCAGGGATGATTAAACCACTGGCAGTCCTTGCATCATCTTTAGGTACTGCTAAAAGGATCCGATCTTCAGTTGGAGTACCTGGAATATTCTGAGATACTCTTAATGCAGCTTCTTTAGTAAGTAAGTTCTGAATAACATTCATAATAAATAATAATTTTATGCGATTAATAAATAGTGTTCACTCTTTTCTGATATTGGATGAGAATGTTTGTAGTAGTTGAGCTTTCATTTCAAAAGCTTTACAGATAGAAATTAATTTATCCGCGTATTCCTTAGCTTCCAAAAATTTATCGTTTGCAACTTGATATTTTGTGTTAGCATTTGCTTTATGAGTTGCATATTCTTTTGTAGCTTTAGGATTACTGTCTACCACAGAAACATAAACTTGAGAAAATATCCTATCCTTTTCCCTTTCTAATTGATCCCTCTCAGCTACTGCCTTGGATTTTAAAATTGAGATTAAGGAGTAGCTTGAAGGATTTTCTGAGATCAGTTTATTAATGGAAGTTTCATTAATTGCCAATTCCTTTGATAGGTCTATATCGAGTTTTTTACCTCTTACCCTTACTGTTAGGTGATTTATAGAGGACTCCCTCTTAAGTTCTTTTATACTGGAATCCTTCATAAATCTTAGGTAGTTATGGTGTCTATCGATGTATTGGACCCATTATCCCATGGATAATCTGGAAAGCTCTGTTTTATAGATTTGACCTTTTCAGAAGAAAGTCTCTGTTCAAATCTACAGGAAGAATTTGGGCATATAACAATCATCTGTTCAACGAAATATGTATTAACTGGATGAACTGAATGGATTACATCTCTTGGACTCTGTACTTCAAAAGCACATCCGCATTTGGGGCAAATTATGGGCTTAGGTTTAGTTACCCTAAGATTAATTCCTCTTTGTACTATCCTCATCTTCTGTTCCTCCATATTGTTTAATAAATGATCTCATACTCCAGGTTCCTATTCCCACCAACAGAGTAATTATTACGCCAAATGTGATAGCAATGTAATCCCCGATCTCTTTTAGGATTCCATCACCCATCCATCGAGTAATGGACATAAACATAAGTAAAACCCAGATTATTAGGGATATGATTATCCCTCTTTTTTCATCTTTCATAATATATGTATGTTTAAAATTTAATTTAATTAGTTCACTTGAAATACTCTGGGTAAACCTTTGGATAGTCCTTGATATCTACTGATTTACATTTGTTTACCAGTGAAAAATAATATTCTTCTTCCTTGGACCCTTTCCATTCCCCTTTGAAATTTAATAATCGATTATAATCGTATCCCACTGCAAAGGGTAATTCTTCTCCCTGGGACCTTCCTACTTCGAAATCCATTGACATATCTATGTCATCGATTTGGAATCCAAACCATTCTTTTGTACTGGGATTTCTTGCCATGTCCCAAAGTTGATATACGGTCTTTGGATTGATGTCTCGAGGTAATGTATCAAAATATATGGAGTCATGGACAGTACCTACTTCTTGTAAATCTGGAAATTCTCCTTTTTGAATGAGCTCATCAATTAGGATTGATGTAAACAATGCCATATCAGAAGCAGCAGACTGTGATGGGGTATTGATTGCGGCATTCTCAGCAGCTACAATTTGCATCTGATTATCACCAAAGATCTCTGGGCATCTTCTTTTTCTACCGAATAATGTTTTTATGTATCCATGCTTATGGATAAACTTCATCTGATTGTCCATGAACTTCTTTACTTCTGGGAAGTCCTTAAAAAAATCATCCAAGAATCCCTGTGATTCTTTTGGTGTTACTACTAACCCTGTTTTTGGGTCTGAAAGTTCTTCTGCAAGTTTAGCTGCACCAATATGATAGATACATCCGAAAACAATGTGCTTAGCTTGCTTTCTTCGAATTTTCCATGTGGTATAATCTGGATGTTGTTCATCTTTATATATTGGATAAATATCATCGTAATTTACTCCATATTTTTTACATGCTACTGATAAGTGAGGATCCCAACCTTTTGCAAATGCTTCCAACAAACCTTTACATTTTGATAGGTGAGCCATTAGTCTAAGTTCACAGTTATGAACCCGGATACCATTGGGATTAAATTCATGTAAGTTTTCAACTTCCATATCGTATACTTCTCGTTTACCAACCTTTTCTATGTTAGTAATTTGCTCATACATAAAATGATGTACATCCAACCATCTAGAATCAAGTTCAGAAAGTTCATCAATATATGTTTCTAATGTACTGTGTATAAGTCTACCCTTTCTTAAAGAATTCCTATAAGTTTTATGAAATTCTGAAGTTCTGGGCAAATCCTGATAAATTTCTAAAGGTATTCTTTGTGTAGAACAGTGAGAAGTTTTATTTGCAGGGACAGCATATTGTTTGCTCAATTCCCAATCAATAATCTCTTGTTTTTTTCTTTTAAGTCTCAAGTAGGGCTTAAGTCTGGATAACCCATAATTTACGATTAAATGATATTCTGTATACTCATTCTCATTTAAAATCGTAGTTGTACTTCTGATTATACCATGAAACCCAACTGATTGAAAGAGTAGTTGTAATTGTCGAATATAAGATTCACAAGCAGAAGTATACCTAAACCTACCATTACCAATAGAACCATCTGAGTCAATTTGACCTCCAATAAAATTCATCTTGGATTCGAAGTCCGACTTTAGGATCCTCTTTGGGATTTCCATTTCATGAGAATCCTTCTTTGGGTATTTCTTATAAAAAGAGAGAACCTTATCACTATGACCTCTAATACCCCTTGAAGTATTTTTTGGCCCATAGAATTCACAACCAAAGTAATTATCCAGTAAAGGTTGTAATTCCTCTCTGTCCGATCCAGTTGAAAAGAATATGGACATATCAGTTGGTTTTCTTTTACCAGATTTTTCTTTAGGGTAATGACCATCACCATAGAATAATCCCGCAATGTATGCTTCATCTGAATTTATGAGAAGCCTACCAACAGATTTAGTACCGAATAAGTTTTCGATATATAATGTATCATTTAATTTAAGGTCTTTAGCTAATGTAAATCCTTGTTTAGTTTTTACTGGATGTTCTTCTGTTAATATCAGTTGCCTACCAGTATTTGTTGTAATCCTTAGGCATTCTGCCTTACCCTTATTTGCAAGAACCTTTATATTGAGAACTCGGTGTTTGTTTTTATGCTGGGGGTCAATCATACAAATTTTATCTTTCCCAGGAATAATCTCTTTTAACTTCTTTATTCCAGTATTACAAAAGATATATGAATCCCCATCTATACATTGGCTATAATCCATCATTAGATAGAGTCTACCTGGAGATGCAACCAAACAACGTCTAATTGTTGGATCCGTTGCAACCCTGGGGAGCTGCTGACTGTTGGGGTCTGCTGATGATAATCTCCCTGTACGAGTACCATGAATATTAAATTTTGGATGCAATCTGCCATCATCTTGAACTAAGTTTGCAAATCCCTTTACAAACATATTATTAATCTGTTTAAGTCCCCTTAATTCTAGAAGCGTATCAATAAATCCAGTTTTATCTGTTTTTTGTAATTCCAATAATACTGCTTCTGATGAAGAAGGGTTATCGGTATCCCTTTTATCTTTTTGTGTATATTTTACTACTGGAAATCTGAATCCTTTTGGGTCTAAAAATAGAAGTTGTGTCATTTGTGAAGCTGACCCAAAATTTATGGGTTCTATTATGGCTTTTTCGGATTTAGTATTAAATTCTCCAGCCATTAATCTGGCAATCTTTTCTTCTCTATTTTTAATTGATCTTTCAGCAGAAGCAATTTTTCGAGAATCATCTGATGTTTTTATTACTTTCTTAGATTCTCTGATCTCTTCTTCTATCTTCGATATTGCTTTATCCAATCTCTGTTGGATGAGGGATTTCTCAAATCTCTTTACCTTTTTAAGGGCTCTTACCTTGGTTTCTGCTTCTAGTATCCTTCTTGGATATTCCTCCATTAATTTCCCATGCCATTCTTTATCAAGTCTTTGTCCTCTTGTCTCTACCTTTGTTAATAGGTTAGAAGCTGGCATAATAAGATTTCTGAATAGATGATAGAATTTCTTATCCATCATCTTCTTTTCGAAGAATAGGAATAATCTTAAACACATATCAGTATCTATAGCACAGTACTGGGATAATCCTAATAAAGGTTTTTGATCCCAGGGTAGATTACATCCCTCGTAATCTTCTTCGTAATCTCCAAATTTAGGAAGGAACCTTCTAACCATGGACTTTAGATCATTTGGCTTAGCCTCATCCAAAACATATTTAGCAAGCATCCCATCAAATAACCTACCTTTATGAAAGATACCATATTTGTGAAATACTTGCATATCAAATTTAGCATTCCATGCAACCTTAACAATGTTTTCGTTAGCAATAACTTCTTCTCCAAATTTCTGAAGCTTTGTTTTCCAGGATTTTTTAAATTTCGAATCGAAATGACCTAAAGGGATTACTCCTGCCCTACCTGGTTCGAAGCATACCCCTAAAATCGTAGGATAAAAATCATTATTATATATTCGATTACCCGTAGTCTCAAAGTCTACCGAAGCATATCCAGTTTTCTTACAAGCATCAATTAACATATCTAATTGTTGCTCATTCTCTAAGATGTGATATTTTGTTTTTGGTTTGCCCATATTCTTATATAAATTAAGAAGCCTCTACCAAATCATGATAGAGGCTAAAGTTTTAATCCATTCTTTTTCCCAATTATTCATTCATTCTGTGATGTCATCCAAACATTGTTTGAGTAATACCCAATCCTTTTTATATGAATGTAGAGAATCGATAGTGTGATATAAATATCCTGGTTCATTCCCTGTTTGCTCAGCCATGTACTCCATAAGTTTCCATGCAAGGTATACATCATTACCAAAATGAGTTACCAAATCCGATGACCTTTGGTGATAACAGATGTGTAATCTCTTTTTACCTTTTATTTCTCTGATTAGGAAATCATAATACATTGAGCAGGGGACTCTTCTCTCTCCTCCAATATATTTTACATCTGTTGGGTGAAAGATTGGGATTACTGCCTGGCGAGTATCTGGGTTTCTAATTAACTCATCCCTTACTGCTTTTAGAGCATCCCAAATCCGATCTTGGTGATTAATTCCTTTAGAATCAGTCCATCCAAATCTTAATCTTTCATTGTAGGTATAATCGAATTTCCCATTTACTAAGAATGGTCTCCAAACATCTTCTCTGATAAGGAATGCTGATCCTGGGTTAATATGGGAGAATTTATCTGGGCTCTCTAAAGGATCATGGATTCTTTCCTTGAATTCCTCTTCTACCCATTGTTTACTCCTTTTATCAGCTAAGAATAACCATTTTGGGTCTCCCAAGGAAGTTAAACAGTATTGATGACAGATTACTTCTTTTGTAATGTAATCTTCTTGTCCTTCAATGTTTTTGTTCTGATAGGATTTAGGTCTAACTATAGAACCCATCTCAATACAGTTCCGCATAGTCTCCGACATTAATTCATAACTTGAAGTGTAGATTCTCATTTTTTGTCCTCCTTTTGTTTTAAATATTTCTTTTTAAATGCCTGACGAGCTGTATATGAAATACAGGATTCAGGATATGGAATATCATCATATCCTAATAGCAAATCCTTAGCACAAAGGGTTATCTCTTTCTTTCCGGGAACTTTTCCTGGTTGTATGCAAGCTAATGTTCTTCGATATACTTTATATTTTACATCCTTTTCATCACAAGTTTTAAAGAATTTCAACATCTTAAGGACCTTTTGAATCCAAACAGAATCGAGTCCCTTGGTGACTTTCTTTATCGATTTATGAGTATCATACATTACTAAGGTTTCTAAGGCAGCATACATCTGATTACAGTTTAATTGAATCATAAATGCTTGGTCCCCTCCATATACGTATTCTCCCAATCTCTGTAATAATAAAAGGTCAAATGCCAATCTCTTTGTAATCTCCGAAGATCTTAAGTTTGCAATTATAATTGGAATATCCAAATCATCTCTTCTACAAAAAGAGGCTGCTATTAAACAACCTTTCCCATTAGAATGTGTATTATCAAAGTCGAATGAATAATTGTAATGGCTTCTCTTTAATTCAGTAGACCTAACTTGAGATCTCATTAGGTCCAACTGATTAAAGTTTACATAATTATTCAAAAGAAGGTTCCATTTGGTTTTCTGATAATTGAAAAGCTTACCAAAATCAAATTCTGGGTCCATCCAAGCTTTCCTAATATTAACAACAACATTATAGGCATAAATCGCAGAGGAGGAGATCCTTCCTCCTTCACCTTCAGTAAAAAGAATTGGATCCCCTTTAATAAATATTTCATTGATACCTTCCCAAGCAGCTTGTGAGGTAGGATAAAATACTTGCCTTACTTTTAATTGCTTATTGATTGTATCCATATCAATAACGACTTGCTATACGAAATTTATTAACCATGTTTTTCTTGAAGTATACTGCAAATAGGGTTTTATCTGTATAACCCATTAATGCGTAAAATCCGCATAATTTTACGAATGATTCACAAAGTAAATTCTGATACAGATTTTCATCTGTTAATTCTCCCGATTGTTTCCAGGGTTTGTTTTTAAGGCAATTCCTTGCAATAGATAAAGAATATGTCACATCCCATAATTGGATTGCACATCTTCTAACAAAATCCTCGCTAGTTTCCCATCCCACTGGGATACATTCATCTTCTTCATGAGCAATTCTGATAAGTGTTTTATTGGGTAAATCAATCTCTGATCCCATTACCATGTTTCTGGAAAAGTTGAGTACTTGTCTTAAGCAACAGCAATCATATAAGGGAATCCCTAAATTCTTGGCTGTTGTTTTACAGTATTGGTAAATATCTTCTGGATGAATGTTTGTGTAGATAAGCAATTCCATGAAGAAGTGTAAAGCATCAGCTAGTTCTTCATTTAGGTTTTGTGCTTCAGCTTTAATATAAAGGAATGTTTCTTTGTTATCCATATCCTTTATGTAATCTAATCTCTTATTGAAAACCTTGAGCATAGATTCATATCCTTCTCCAAGTTCTTCGATTACCCTACCAGTAAAATCCTTTAGGATGATCTGGCTCTTTTTGGAATTTACATCTATGGGATATGAAGGCAATCCTTCGATCTTAATGTAAGAATCCAATAATTCTTTTTGGAGATCATAGATTTTCTCCAAATGTTTTCCATCCTCTATTTGAGGAGTAGGTTCTTTAATGTTTCTACTATCCATGGTTACTTCTTTAATGATTTATAAATGGTTCTTGTAGTCTTCTTATCTAGATTAAACTTTTCCATTGCAGCATGGATTACTTCTTTTTTCTCTGATCCTTTTCTTTTTAATCCTCGCATATATTTAGCAACAAGTTTAGGATCAACCATACTTTCCATATCCTTGAAAGTATTTTCTTCTTCTACCTGTTTGCGAGTCTTATTCATAAACTGAGCAAAGCATACTGCACATAACTCAGAATCACCACATCTTTTACATTCTGATGTAGAGAGGTCATATTCTTTGCCAAAGCAATCATCTCTTGTACCAATAATTTCTGATACATTGGTGGGAACTAAAACCTGAGCTCCTTTAATATCCGGTAATTTATTCTTCTTTGCCATTGTTATATTCGATTATTTTGATTTTCTTATCTATAGAAATAACCTGTTCCTTAATCTTCTGTTCATACTTGGGATTAACCTTGAACAGATTATTAGAAAAGATAAGCTTATTCCTATCATAATATTGAAGGAATCTGTTACATCTCAAAGAGCATTGATCACAATGTAAGGTGCAATATTTGCAAGCACCTCGAGGAACCAAACTAAGCTCCTGATCAGCTTTACAATCAATAGGCTCATTATAATCAATCATTGATTCTGTTTCAAATTCCCTTAACAAATCCAGTTCATTGAAGAGATCTTTTCTCTGTTTTTCAAGTTTCTCTAATTCTGTTTCCATGTATATTTAATCATTAATTCATCATTTCTTACTGATAACTCTAATTCATATCCCTTATTTAAAGGCTTTTTAAGAATTCTAAGTATATCTTTAGTGAGCAATGTATTGTACGCAGATATAAATAGACTTTGAATATCCTCTGAAAGCATATTTTGTATCTCATTCAAACTGGTATACATCTTCAACCCAGCTGATTCTAAGTTTTCATATAAAATCATAAACGAATAATATACATCAACCCTTTGAAAATTAGATTGAGCTAAACATTCTACATCAGGGAGTTTTTCACATTTAAAACATGATTGCCTATTTGAAGGAATATAAAATACACACCCAAAGCAATCATCATACAGATTTAAATTAATTAGGTCCCTTTCTCGATGATATAATTGGAGACCATCTGAAGATAAAAAATAATCTCCAGTATTCCTACTTGAAAGTGTTAATGTTTGTATCATATTTATTTAATGCTTTATTACATTATGTAATTTCCTTTATAAATGATAATAGGATATCCTTATATCCTTAATCCTTGATATTTGATATCCTATTTTCTTTATATTGAGAATTTCTATCTTTCTATTCTGATATTCTTTATCTATATCTTCTTTTCCTTCCCCCCAAAACTAACCTAAAAACCTAAACTTATTTAAAGCTTAGCTTTTTTGCTTAGTTAGTTTTCTCAGAAAAATTAAGGTATCTCAAAAGAATCATCCTCTTCATAATCTGGGATATCTTCATCATCCTCCCAATCCCAATCATAGCTTTCCATTTCGTTTCTTTTTAAGATTAATAACTTTCATACCAGTCCTTATATAATAATTGATACGATGTTTACTATGCCGTTCTAAATATTGCCCATAATAATACATATCATCGAGATAGGATTTCTTTTTACCTTTAAATGTTCTTTCCATACGACCACAGATTTGGGAAATATCTTCCTCTGAATCTGAGCCAGCTGCATTCTGTAAATAAACAGCTAAAGGTAAATTTATACCTCGCTTTATAATATAGGTGGTGATTAATACATCGATTTTTCCTTGAGCGAATTGATTAATTATGGATTCTCGGTTTTTTGATGTGTGATCGATTACCCTTATATTATAATCCTTGAGTTCTGGGTGATTAGTATAATATTTATATAAACTTTCAGCATGTTCAATAAATCGAGTAACAACAATTGCTGGTAGTCGATTATATTTAATATTATATAAAACTCTTTCAGCAGATTTCTTTTTTGCTACTGGATCTTCTATAACTGCCTTTTTAAATGTATCGAGCCATCCATCAGCTACTAAATGAGGATTATGTGAGTTTCCTTCTGTGATCTTAATTATCACGGGTGTAGAATATCCTTTCTTTACCATATCTTGTTTGGTAATAATATGGATCTCATCACCAAAGAAACTTCGAAGGTTCATATTATGAATAAGGTCCTTTTTTAATTTGGACATATAAATACTCCCGGATAATCCCAATCTTATTCGAACATTATAGAGATAACTTAACACAGTTTTGAATTGTTTATTATCAGCAACATCAGCTTCATCAACCAAAACAATATCAATCTTGGATAATTCATTTCGAATCTCTTTAATTTTCTGAGACATTGTTTGAACCATCCCAACATTGAAATTTCCAAATTTCAGATTTTTGCCTTGAATAAATTGAATATCTTCACCAGGCAAATATTCCCTGTATTCTTTTTTGGCTTGAGCAAAGATTTGGGAATTATTAATAATCACTAAAGTTCTCAACTTCCTTTGAAAACACTCATGTATAGCAGCCATTACCAGGGTTTTTCCCGAATTAGTTGCTGCATTGATTACACCTATATAAAAAGGATGGCCCTCAACAGAATTATTAATAAAGCTTTTGATTACATCTTTTTGTATATCTCTTAATTGATAATTGCCTAATCTGGTTACCATCTTTGGTTTAATTGGTAACTTTAACCTGTTATCTTGAATTATAATTCTTACTGATGAATCTAATTCCCTTAATTGCTTACAGATGTGATTTAATAATCCTATTTGGAAGTCCCCATAATCTGAGAGGTATTTTACATACCCATCCCATTTACCCCGGGTTCTTTGCATTAAATACCAAGCATTAGGATGTTTGATCCGAAGCCTATCATAGACCTTTTTCAACAAAACAGGGGGCCCAGATAGAGTCCCCTTATTTCCTGTCAATGTAATTTTAACTGTGTTCATGAGTTTAATATTTGATCCCAATCTGAATTCTTAGGTTGAGAGTTGGGATTATTATCCAATGATATGTTATATTTATATAGGTATTTCATTAACCTTTCCTTAGCTTTCATCCCAAACAGTTGTTCTGGTAAGGGAATCCCATTACAAAATGATAGAGCATCAAATTGAGCTTCTATCCAGGTATCATAATCACAACCTAAATTTTTTGCTTCTGTTGCAGCTTTTGCAAAGTAATTAAGTTTAACTGGATCATCCAAATATGTTTCTTGTAATCCCGTTTTACTAGCAATCATTGAAACATATGCAGAGTGCATCTCAATAGCATCATTGGTATCTATATTTGATAATTCTTGAGTAACCCTATACTCTTCGATTACCTTATCATAGAGATTAATAAGTTTCGAGAGATACCCATAAAAGGATTTGATATGTTTGAACGCAATCTCTAAGTATTTTACATAACCTTCTTTTTTATCCAGGTTATTTACTTCACAGAAGCTATTGCAAGCATTCGTTAATTCCTTTATCTGAGGCCATTCTCTTCCATTTTCTTTAATCTTTCGTACTCCCGTATGACCCTGTTTTATTCGTAACATTTGAATAATCTGAGCAACTAAGCTTGCATCTTCTTTATCCGAAGATAATAATGTATTTACTACCTTCCTTTGTTTTTGATTTGTAGCAACCATTGACCTTTTGATGCAAGCATACTTCTTAGCTTTTTTTGTAATCTCAAGGACTTTACCTTTAGGGATATAATCCTTGAGAAGCTCGATTAAGTCAGATTCTTTTATGTGTATACTTGGATCTCTCATTAGAACATAAGCAATATTATGGTAAACGATATAAATCCAATCATACCTAAACATGCAACAGGAGCATAATAAGTAAAATAATCCTCATCTGATAATGTATCAGGGTCAGACTTTAAACATCTCCAAAGATTCTGTAATATTTCCATACCTTTATTCATTTTATGTGAGTTCATGTTTTAGTTGAATTAATTCTTGGTAATTCATATATTTTGTATTATATATTAGATGCAAGGATTTCCTTAATCCAAGATCATTAGCATCCTTATCTTTTGGGAAAATAACTAGCTTGACTTGTTTGTATAAGCATAATTTAAGTGCTAATTGAATTGCTTGTTCTATTGCATCTCCATCTAAGCATAGGATAATCCTTTCTACTGGAGATTTGATAATTTTGTTTTCTTGGTAGGATGAAACAAATTTACCCGCAGTACAGATTCCCCTATTTTGAGAAAGCGTGATAGCATTAAAAACTCCTTCACAAAGATAAACGGATTTATACATATAAAGAGCCTCTTCATTATATAGGATTTGTGATTTACCTAAAGAGGATTCTTCGATATCTGGATTTAAATATCTTGGTCCAGTTGAAAGAAAATTCCTTGCATTATAATATATAATCTTGTGATCCTTATAATATGGGATAATCAGATATCCGAAATGTTTTTCATCTGTGGAGTATCCCCAACCTAATTTGGATAATTGGTTGGGATCAAATCCTCTACCCTTTATATAAGCTCTTGCTGACTTAGCTATTTGGGAAGTTCCTTGATTAAGTAATCTGAAACCTTCTGGGAGAATCATAGGGGCTAATTGCTTTAGCTCTACCCTTTCTTCCTTTATTCGATATCCAGAATCCTTATACTGTTCTAATACTTTTAATCCTTCATTAAAGGTTTCTAATCGCTCTAGAATTAAAACTAAATCGAGGAGATTTCCCTTGGAGTTACATCGAAAACAATGATAAAAATCTGTTGAAGGATTTACTCCAAGCTTACCCTCTCTACCACAGAAGGGGCAGCTAAAGTATGGACCCTTTAACCAACCCCTTCTATAATCTTCAAATCCATGAGCTAAGAAGTAAGCACCCAATAATGACCTGAAATTTTTATTATACATGATTACCTAACCATTTAGCAAAGTGAGATTTATCGATGAGTTTTAAAAACCTCTCTGGGATGTCTCCCTGATGCCACCAATTGTTGGAGAAAAATTCTCTACCGTCTTCTGTGATAGCTTTCATTTCTCTTCCCCCACATCCAATAAAACAGGATTTTCTCTCAGAAGCGGGTACGTAAGGATATACTACCCAAGAAGCTCCATCAATAACCAACCATTTTGGGTCATCCTTATATAAATCCAAATGATTGATCCAAAAAGCACAATGAAAGCAACATTTCCTTTCTTCCATGATATCTCGTAAAAGGCATTTACTGAATTTTCCAGGATCTACTGCTTCTGTAGTACCACAAATTGAACAAGTTGTTACCATAGTTTTAAATTTTAAGTTTTAAATAAATGTTTATGCAAATATACATATTATATATTATATATCTTTTGCTTTTTTCATTTTTTCTGGGTCAGCTACTGGCTTATCCCTTTTCTTGAATGAGTTTGAGGATTTTAGTTGCTTGTCTAAATTGGGAGCAACCTTTTCATCGTATGCTTTTCTCTGAGCAACTGTGAATTCCTGGAATCTCTGTTTTTCCAGGTCAATGTTAAATAAACATCTTCCCCAAGAAGGAGCATCCCTTGCAACTACTGTTTCCCATCTTTGAACTCCATGTTCTCTTTCTTCTTGAGTAGAGTTTAACCCAAAAACAAATGAAGCAGTACGAGAGATATCCATACATTTTGCTATATCGGATTCTTCATACCTTGTTTCTCTTCTTACTTCTCCTTGACGAGTAACATGTTGAGCAGTCCATACGATATCAATATCTTTTTCCATTACAAGGTTACCAACCTCTATGTATACATTGGATATACGATTAAAATCATCTTCATGTTTTCCTAATGATCCCATCTTCCCCATGAAGTCGATTACCAATACATTAACCTTCATCCCAGTATCATTGTATATTTCATCGATTGTTGAAGCAATATCAGAAACTGTCCCAACATTTGCGGGTAATTTTTTTACGATGAATTCTGAACCAAGTCTTCGATATTTCCTTAAATGTTTTTGTTCCAGTTTATCCACATCACCAGACAACAAATCATTTTTACTTCTGTTCAACGTTGATTGTTCCATACGAGTCATAATTTCACTGGCTCCATTTTCCATATCTATATAAAGAACAACCTTTTGCATTTTTAAATAACTTCTCGCAACATTAACCAATGTGAAAGTTTTGGTTGCTTTCGATTTATCCAATGCCACAATGATTGAACCTTTTGGGAATCCTCCACCATTTGCTAAATGATTTAATTGCCTAAATGGAGTAGGTAATACCATCGGATCAGATTGTCTCACAAATTGACGTTCTACTACATCTTTAACCAAGTATAATGGCTGATCTTTTTTTTCCTTTGTCCTTGAAAGAAGTTTAGCAATACGCTTAGAATATTCATCATATTGATTAAAATCCGATAAATCGAAATTATCATTCAAATCCTTCATTTGAACAAACACAGAAAATTTCAAAACCTTTTCTCGGATATCCTCTCCATCCAATAAAGGCTCTGAATAAAGTTTTTCTACTGTATGTTTAATCTCAACCAAATCATCCTTAGTAACTAAATCTGCAATCCCTTTCACAGAAAGTAAATCCTGTATCTCCTGATTAAGTACTGAAGCATTTTTAGGGATTCGTTTATTCTTTTTGGAAAGCTTAGCTAATGCTTTTGCAATAACTTGATGATTGATGAGAGTAAAATAGGAATCTTTGACCTGGTTTAATGCAAGGATACCATTTTTATCTTTTATGATATAATGTAATATCTCTTGCTGAAAGTCTGTTCCGAAAGCAAATTTGTTCTTATCTTTCTTTGCCATGTTATCTATATGTTTGTTTTGAAAATTGATAGTAGTAAATTGTTCCTTAGGTTATCCTAATTATAACTCCTTATATATCAGTTACTTCCCTGATTAGGGTTAAATTTTATTACCCTGAGCTCATAATAAAAGAATATTATTTATATATTTGCATAAACATTTATTTAAAACAACGGAATTATGATTGCAGAAGGTGAAATCAATAGGCTGAAAGAATTACCCGAAGAATATGATGTCGAACTCTTCAATTTTTATTATAAGAGCATGACACCTTTGATTAGGAAGTTAGCTAAAAACATTGACCCAAGAAGATTCAATGTTTCAAGGGATATAATAATCTCATATTTTTATGACAAGTTACTTTATGTATTTCGGAAGTATTATAATCTGAGTACTGAGAACCCAGAAAAATTTAAGGCTACCATCATTAGCTCTCTTCAATTATATAAGACTCGATTATTAATCAATGCTTATTCCAAACAATCTTTGGATTTTAATGTTGCTATTGCTTCTTTCGAAGATTGCTTTGAAGGAGCAAAAGAGGATTTATCAGACTTATCAGAAGATGAAAGGGTTAAACAAGAAAGGATATCCGAAATTCATGAATTTATGAGAGCTAACCTTTCTGCCGATGCTTATCTGTTATTTCAATTACAGATGAGTCCTCCTCCTTTCTTTTACAGTGAAGAATCTAAACCCAGGCTTACAACTAGCTCTTTATTAGATTTTTTCGAATTGCCTAAGACTAAGCTTTACATTAAATATATCTCTACGCTTAACAAGGAAATTCATGAAGCTATCGAAGATATGAAAGAAACATGGAGATAACCTACAACAAAAAACCCAGGCCCTAATTGATAGAGTCTGGGTTAAATGTGTTATCTTATTATATTATTATGACTCATTCCCGTTTGGGAGGGAAGATTAATTCGATTAATGGTTTAAGTATACTATACAATCCGCAAGCAGAAAGCCCAGCAAATACTCCATATAGAATTACCATATACCAGATTAATCCTTCTAATACTGGAGAAATTTGTAATATCCATCCGAATAAGCATGATAAGATCCCCACTGCAATTGAAACTAATGGTTTAGCCCATTTCTTTTCTTCGAGGGATGGAATTAATTTTGATAGCTGGGTTACTACCAATGAGATTAAAGTCATGATCCCTGTAAAAGATGCAAAGTCCGTTACAAGCCCAGGTTCAACAACTTCTTCACTTAAACCCATTGCAGTTTGAGCAGCAATTCCCACTGTGAACATTAAAAGCATGTTCAACATAATAATTAACTTCTTGAGTAACATTTTGTTATGAAATTTTAGTTTAACATAGGATTTACATTAAAAAATAGTAAGGAGAAGGCCTTTCACAAGGTACCCTCTCCCACCAACATATAAAAAACCTAAGAACAGAAGAATTAACCTTTACCTTCTATTGCCCAACTTATAATGGTTGAACCCGCTTCTATGGTTATATCCCGAGAAGTATTACCAGAATCTGTATAATCTCGATAATCACCGCTTACTTGATGTGCAGTTCTAATTCGAGTTACTACTACACCGGGCAAACCAATATGAAGCTTATCACCCACAATAAAAGTTTGTTCAGGGAATGACAAGGGTAAATTTGAAAGTTTATGAGTTCCCATAATACTACCATTTCGATAAATATTAATATCACCAATTGATGGAGCATTATTTTTTGTGAGATTCAGTGAAACTTTTACTGTCTGTTGTGGAGGCTGAGGATCTTCTTTACTAACGGCTTTAATATCAATATTAAGAGCTCCAGGAACCACAAATTGAACTTGATGATCTGTAGTACCGGTGTACTCTCCATTAACTGTATATTCCCATCTATTGAATTTAGAACTACCATCCTGGCCTACTACCTGGATTACTGCACCCTTAGGCAAATTCCAATCCTTAGTTGTAGTAGCAGAAGTTACTCCAGTATCTGGAACTTGACTTCCACCAGAAGCAGTGCTATGTGAAAGAACATATTGACATTTTCCATCGGTACTTACTTTAATATGTACTGGATATGTCTCTTCTGGTTTCTCTTCGAATACAGCCCAATAAGTAGCATTGGAATTAGCAGTGAATGTATAACTAGCAGATCTAGATACTACTTGTCCATCCCTACCTCCAAGTCTCCATTCAACGAAATTATAACCAGACCACGGAGTAGCGGTAATGGTTACCCTTGAACCCTTAGCATAATATTGAGACATTGGTTCAGTTAAACCACCTCTATCAGAATTGGTTTTAATCAATACCTGTTCTGGTTCTGGTTCTTCATCTTTCATGAACAGAGCATAGAAATAATAATCACCAGTAACCGTATGCTGGAAGCTTGCAGGATAATCCAACTTAATACCACTGGGTCCTCCAGCTCTCCATTCCAAGAATGAATATCCACTAGCAGGTTGAGCAGTAATTCTAATTGTAGTACCCTCCTTATATGAATTTACACCAGCAGGAGATGTTGTACCACCAGCACCAGAGCTTACTCTGATTTCGAAATAATTTTCTACGATCTTTTCGTTAGCTGAAGCATATAAAACCAAATCCTGATCTGGCATATTGAATGAATGAGTAGCATTTGTGGATATCAGATTAGAGGGTATAACAGAATCTCTATACCATCCAGCAAATTCATAATCCTGAGAAAGAAGGTTTGCCTTCACTGTTACTGGGTCATTTACAGAATAAGCTCCTGCACCTGATAATTGGAAGATACCACTTGGAGAACCCAATAATGTTAGATCCCGTTTTGGCGGTATCAATTTACAAATAACATTCGTAGTTTTAGTTACCCCAAATGTTAAAGGATTAATTGTGTATCTTACTCCATCGATTTCCCAATAATCGAATCCATACCCAGTTATTGGTACACACTGAAGTGTAGCTTGAGTATTAATAGAATACATCCCTTCTCCACTAATCGTAGCCTTACCAGCGGGATTAACTGTAACACTAACTTTTACCTTTGTAGAAGAACCATTAAAGATTGCCTTTAAATTTGTATTCTTCTTTACTTCTATTCGATAAACTTGTTCATTGGAGATCAAAGCATCACCCTCATACCATCCCACAAATCCAGAACCACTGGCGGGAGAGGCAACTATGGGT